GGGGGCGGCGTGACCGCAACGGTCAAGTTCTCCCGGCATTGGTACGTCGTCTGCGTCGTGATCGTTCGTGCTTCCGCTGCTGCCACACACTCTGCGTGGGTCGGGAACGCGCCAAGATTCGAACTGCCCCGAAACAGAATCGAGGTGCCATGCGACAGCACGTTCTGCGCGAGCGCTGGCGCGCACGCAACTAAAGCGAACAGCGAGAAAAGACGACGCATCCCACTTACTCCGCTTCGTAGTCGCCGGGTTTCGGTGTGAACCGCAACGCGTTTGCGAGCCGCCCAATCTCATGCTTCAGATCGAGCCATGCCGGGCCATCACGCTCGGCCTCGATGTCGCCCTTGAGGTTGACCGCCAGCAGGCGCAGTCGCTCGATCTCGGCAACCGCTTCATCGAGTTGCTGCTGACGCGGTTTGACCTTCTCGTTCACCGCATCGCGCTGAGCGCACAGCGCCCAGTAGCGATCCAACATCAACTTCGTGGTTTGATCGACTTTCTTGACCATGCTGTTCTCCTGTCCTTTACTGCATCGTCCAGACGCCACCGGCCGCGAAGTCGATGGTGAGCGTCTCGGTATCGGCCAGGGTGATGGGCGATCCGTAGTCGTAGTAGAAGCACAGCGCATCGGCAGGCGACGTCGCGCTGTCGTTGTACACCGGCAGATACTGGAACGGACCGACCGAGCCACCACTGGCAGTGATCACTTCATCGGCGATCGTGACCTTCGCCTCACCGTTTGACTCGGTGAGCGTCACCGTGTCGAGCGTGTAGCCGCCACCAGCCCCCGCGGTATAGCCCCCTGTCGCCGCGATCTGCGTGATGTCAGCGAGCACCGTCATCCCGTCGTTGGGCGCGGCATTGCTCAGCGCAACCTTGAAGGTGTGCGTCGACCAATTGTGGACTGCCTTGTTCAGCTGCTCCACGTAGTCAAAGAACTTGAAAAACGCTGACGTAGGCATGTCTAGCCTCCAATTTCACTGGTGGTGAGGTTGCCCTCTTTGTCGTAGTTGTGCTTCACGATCTTCTTGGCGGCTTTCGCCTCGCCTTCTTTCTTCGCGTCCTTGGCCGCGAAGGCTTGCTCGATCGCCTTCTGCACAATGTTGCCGATGATGTCGGCGGTAGCGCCCTGCTGCTCGCGCGCACCGATCGCCTGCTCGCGCATGATCTCGATCTTCATCTCGCTGTCGGCCTTCACCTGCTCAGCCTGCACAAGCGCATCAGCCTGCATCTTCGCTTGTTGCTGCTGCTGTGCCATCTGCTCGTCGATCGCTTCGTCGGAGGGCACGCACTCATCGACCGGTAGCTCCATTGCGGCAGCGGTCTCGCGCAGCAGCGCGGCGCGGTACTTCGCGGTGATGATCGCGGCGTCGATCGGGTTGGCGGTCATGCCCAGGAACTGGATGCGCCGCTGCTGCGCCGACTCGCGGATCAGGATCATCGCGGCACCACGCGGCACCACCCGGCAGTCACCCTTGATCGACTCATCGGGGTTGTAGAGCATCTCGTTGACGAACGTGTCGTAGATCGTCTGCTCGATCACGTTCGCATCGATGTTCGAGATCCCACGACGCAGGCCCTTGGCCGCGTTACTCATCAGGATCTGCAGGCCAGTGGCGGTGTCCGCGCTGCCGCCCGCGCGTTCGTTGCCGTAGGTGTAGCGGGGGATGCCTGTCGCATCATCGGCGCGGATCTCCCACTTCTCGTACAACGCCATCAACTCGGGTGAGTTGCTCGGCGGCTGGAAGAACCCGATGCCTGGGTTCACACCCTGCGTCGGATCACTCTTCAGCTGCCACACCTTCCATGGCGCCTGCTCCATCGACTGTTCGCCATCGGCGAGCCGATCGACGTGCACCCACACCTGCGGGCCGCTGGCCTGACCCAGGTTGTCGGCCACCGCGCACGCGACGCCGTTGCACATCTTCTGCGGGGTCTCGGCGAGATCGGGCACCGAGCGGCCCCAGAATGCGCCAGAGATCTCGTCGTAGCACGCCTTGCGATAGGGTCGACGCCCGAGCGGATGCGGGTTGAGCGCAGCGTAGAGCACGTAGCTGCCGCACACGACGACGTTGGCCTCGTACTCCTTGGTCTCACTGTCGATGCCGGGGACACCCCACGACATCAGTTTCCAGCCGGGGATGCGCCCCCAGTAGTTCAACGCATCGATGATCCCGGTGGGCGACAGGAACAGGTACATCGTCTCCTGCTCGAGCCGCTGGCGTTCGCTCTCGGTCCACAGCCATCCTTCGAGATGGCCTTCGCTGTAGTCCTTCAGCGCGCCGTCGATCTGGTCATCGCGGTAGCCGTCCAGGCCCTTCAGGTCGTACAACTCGGTGCGCTGGAAGCGGATGCGCTCGATGAACTCGCCTTGCTGCGGGCTGCTCGTGCCGGGTCCGGGGTACGCATCGAACGGAGACACCCGGTCCCACCACTGCACTGCATTGTTCTCGATGACGGGCTTCCAGCCCTGGCCCCACTTCAACGTCTTGTTGCGCTTGTAGATCGGTCCCTTGAGAAGCGCCGCAGGGTACGTCGTGAAGTCCTCGATGAACGCATCCATCGCGGTGTAGAAGTTCCCCTCGGCGAGCCGATCCGCGATCACGTTCTCCATGCGCTTGGTGCGCTGGTCCGCGATCTTCTTGACCGTGCCCTCGGCCTCGGTACGCAGCTTGTCGCCCAGTTGCACCGCGAGATCGCGAAACTCCTCGGGGTCCATGATCCCGCCGCCCGCGTCCGCAGCCTGCTTCATCACCTCCTGCGCCTGCGCGATCGCCTTCTTGACGATCGCCTGCTTCATCGGCATCGGGATGTCGGGCACCGGGGTCGACTCCAGGCCCCACGGCTGCTCCCCGACCGGCAGCACCACATCACGCGTCCAGGCGGACCCCGCACGGCTCTTCACCTCGGTGAGCGGCGCCCACACGATGTTGATGCCGCCCGACGTCTGCTGCATGTCATTGAGTTCGGTCGGCGAGTACACCCCTCGTCGGGCGCGCAGGCAGCGCAGCAGTTTCTGGTCGACGCGTTCCTTGGTGAGCTTGTTGCGCTGCCACGCTAGCCGCACGTGCCCCGCAAGCTCGTTGTCGAACTCGTCCGAGATGTCCTTCACCTCGGGTGGCGGGGGCGCATCGCGCTGCAACACCTGCTGCAGGGTCAGCCGGCGTACCAGCGGGTACTCCCGCGGTCCGGTGTTCCCGTTCGCCGCGGTGGCCATCGGTGTGGCCGGCGCCTGGGGCGCTAACCCCCGAGGCCCCGTGCCCTGACCCGTGGGTGTCGGCATCGCCGCCGTCGCAGCGGCTCGCGGGGGATTGAACCCAAGCGATTGCGGTGGGGGCATTTGCAGCGCCATCTTGGGGGCCGATTATGCAACAGTGTCGCCGGAACGCCACTTCAGCGACAGTCCGCTGCATTGCACAAAGAAAACGCCCCGGTGGTGAACCGGGGCGCCGTCAAGGAGACAAACCATGGAACCCCACATGGAAGTGGGCGCAGTCAGTGTACCCCGATCACACCCTACTTAGCGTCTAAATAGACGCTAAGTAGAGGGTCAGCACTTCTTGCCGCCGCCGCCGCCGCCCTTCTTGCCTTTGCCTTTCATGGGAACCTCCTGGGTTACCGGGACCACACCACCGTGCGTCGCTGCACGGGCCGCACGCGCGCCGTTGTCACCTTTCGGTCGATGAGTTCAGGCACGAAGCTGAGTGCCAGTGAGTCGGCCTTGTCAGGCGACTTCCCGCCGTTCTTCTTGATGTCCTTCTTGCTCTGCAACTGGATCCTGAACCGCGCGTCGTGCCCGTAGTCCAGGCTGGTGAGTTGCATGTCGAGGTCGTCATCGTCGGGAATCGCCCCGTTGGCCAGCCACTCGCGCATGCGCCCCCAGCACTCAGCGCGCTGGTTGAAGTACTGCTTCTCGTCCTTCGCGGGCTGGCCCCACATCACCGGGATCAGCGGCACGTTCAGGCGCGGCAGCCGCTTCAGGGCCGAGTCGAGGTCCGCGCCATTGCCGATCGCGTCGTACACGATGCACGACACGTTCGTGTGGCTGCGGATCAACTCGAACACACGCCCCGCGAGATCCGGCCCATCGAAACCAGAGAGGCTGAGTTGCCAGTGCACCTTCAGCCCTTGGCGCAGCGTGATCACCGAGAAGTCGTCCCCGAAGCGCGCCGGGTCGATCGCCAGCACCTTCTGGAACGCTTGATACGCGACCAGCGGTGGCATGCCCTCGCGGCCACGCTTGCGCGCCGCGGTGACCAACTCCGGGCTGATGAAGTTGCTGTAGCCAGCGCGCGGGAACATCCCCTTGACGCGCACCCGCACGAAGTCGCTGTCTTCGCCGTACTCCTCGACCCATGCGTTCAGCTGCCCTTTGTTCGTGAAGCTGATCGTGCGGCTGTCGACGCGCGTGAAGTGGTTGCGCTT